CCGCCACCGTCAGCCGCGTGATGGCGCCGTTCAGCTTCAGCAAGGGCCCGGCCGTAGCGGCCAGAAAGCCCACCAGCGCAATAATAACGCCTACCACACCCCACTCGGTCATGTTATCCCTCCAGCGCCGCCTGTGCGGCCTTTATTTTGGCCTCTGCATGCTCTGCACGCTCTGTTGCGGCCTCGGCCTTTTCCCCGGCCTCCTGGGCCTGTTGCAACGCCGTGTCGCGCTCTGCTGTCACACTGGCAAGGCTGTTGCGCAAAGCCTGCGCCTCGGCCTTGCTCGCCTCCAGCTCCGCACGCAGCGCCTCGATGTCATCCCCCGCGGGCTCGTCCGGTTCTTCCGGTGTCTGTGCGGGCGGGGTATAGATGCCATAGCCCAGCCCCAGTTCGGCGGCCTTTGTCAATACAATGCGCTGGTCTCCAGCAGACGCCGGGCCTATGTATACAAGCGCATTGCCGCTGCCATCTATAGTCCCCTCGCTGTAACCAAGGCCCAAGCTCTGGGCCTGCTTTTTCAGCGCCGCCCTGTCCCCGCTGCTGGCAGGGCCTATCTGTATCGTGATATTATCCGGTGATAACGGCTGCTCCATTTCGCTTTCCTCCTCTTCGGCGGCACCATATGTGCCCACCGCGTTTTCAAAGCCCATGTACTGCGCGGGGTTCAGCCCCCTGCCCGTGGCCGTGGCCCGCACCTCGAAGTGGCAGTGCGCATAGGGCGGGCTGGCCAGCGCCGCGTTGCCGGTGTTGCCCATTA